CCTCGAAACCCGTGGCGTGCGTGAAATCCTGCTGCGGCCTGATGGCCGGGCTGGCATGGTTCGGGATGCCGTGATCGAGGATATGCGGCGGGACGACGATGCGCGCCTTCTGCTGCCCCGGGAGGCCGGTCCGGTCCTGCCGGTGGGTGCAACGGTGCGGATCGAAGTCGGCGTCTTCCTGGGGCACCTGGGGCGCGTGCTGGAATGCGACGGCGTGAGGACGTGGGTCGAGGTAACGGTGTTCGGACGGCCGACGCCGGTTTGGCTGGACCGGGTTTGGCTGGACCGGGTTGGGGTGGTGGGGGTTTGATGGCGGCTTCCCGCATCAGGATCGATGATCGAGCCGTCCAAAAACACCTCAGCAACCTGGCCCGTCAGCAGGTCCCGTATGCCACTGCGCTCGCCACCATGGGCGCACTGAAATTGCTGATCAGATTTGGCAGCGCTGTCGAGGTGACAAAGCGGTTGAGCTTCCATGATCGTGCAAAGGCATTGGTCGGTGCGGAGATGGGAGCGGCGTTCGGGCGTGCGTTGGCGAGGGCGCTGAAGACGGCGCGATAAGTGGGCGCAGGTGCAGCATACGACTGATCAGCGCGAGACCACACGGGCGTTACCGTTGCGCTATCTGCGCCGGGATAGCAAAATAGCAAATCTAGGTGCGCGATGCCCGCTGGCTCCAAGTCAGGGGAAAAGCGCGGCGCCCCCCGAGGGAAGAACAGGGCCACTCAGGAGCGGGAGCGGCGGTTTGCCGAGGCAGAAGCCGCGGCCATAGCCGCGCTCACCCCCGAACAAATCGATAAGATCACCCCGAAAGAGGTGACCGAACTTGCCTTCCGCACAGCGTTGCGGGCCGGCCATCTGCTGCTCGCCCAAAAGCTGAGCGTGGATACTTTGGCCTATTCGCACGCCAAGCGGGCGCCGAAAGCCGACGATGACACCGAAGACACCCGCGATATCGTAATCACCGGTGGCCTGCCCGATGCCAGTTCAGATCCGCCTGCCGACACTCCACCCGAGGCAAGCGGAAATCTACCTGACGGGCCTACGCCATCGTCTTAACGCGGTGCGGTGTGGCCGGCGTTGGGGGAAGACCAAGCAGATGGTCACGATGGCGGCTGATGCCGCGATCAAGCGCCAGAAAGTCGGGCTATTCACGCCGGAGCACAAGCAGCTCCACGAGCCTTACGGCGAGTTGCTGTCGATCCTGGCCCCGGTCCGCGAATCGTCGTCACAGAACAAGGGCCGGATCACCACCACGACATCCGGTTTCATCGACTTCTGGACACTGAATGATAACGAATTGGCCGGCCGCGGGCGTGAATACGACCTGATCATGGTGGACGAGGGCGCGTTCACCAAGAACACGCAAATGCTGGGGATCTGGGAACGCTCGATCCGCCCCACCATGCTGACGCGGCCGAATAGCCGGGCCTGGATATTCTCGACGCCCAACGGCGACAACGTGGAAAACTTCTTCTGGCGTGTCTGCAACGATCCGAAGATGGAATTTCATTCGCATTACGCGCCCACCAGCACGAGCCCGTTCATCTCGCCGGCCGAGCTGGAGCGGGAGAAGGAACGATATCATCCGCTGGTGTTTCGGCAGGAGTTTCTGGCGGAATTTGTGGACTTTTCCGGCACGGCGTTTTTCACGCTCGATAAGCTACTGGAAGACGGCCAGCCGGTCGCATTCCCCGAATGGTGCGAGCAGGTCGGCCTTGTGATCGATACCGCAGTGAAGGGCGGCAAGGAACACGACGGAACTGCGGCGCTCTGGTACGCCTACACGGACCCGATCCGGCACCCGAAATATCCGCTGGTGGTCCTTGACTGGGACCTGGTGCAGATCGACGGAGCGCTGCTGGAGAATCTGTTGCCACAATGGCTGGCGCATGGCGCGGACCTGGCACGCGAATGCAAGGCGCTGCATGGCTTCACTGGCGCTTGGATTGAAGACGCGGCGGCGGGCTCAATCCTGTTGCAACAGGCTCAGACGCGAGGCTGGCCGGTCGAAGCTCTGCCATCAGTCCTGACGGCCGCCGGCAAGGATGCCAGAGCGATCAATGCCAGTGGCCCGGTGCATCGTGGAGACGTGAAACTTTCGGAGCGGGCGTTCAGGAAGAACGACGTGATGTTCAAAGGCATCGCGCGGAATCATCTAGTGTCTCAGGTGAGCGGCTTTCGCATCGGCGACAAGGCTGCGGCCACCCGCGCCGATGACCTGTTGGACGATTTTACCTGCATGGTGGCGGTGACTCTCGGCGATCAGGAAGGCATCGCGTAGGGGCCTCCGTAGGCTGTAATATTGGGTCCGATAATTTGTGTTTCTGGACGGAACTGCCCCGTACATCTTGCTTACCACGCCTTACCTACCCGCCGCCTTAATTGTCTGACGCCGCGTGCCCCATCGCGATTTGTTGCGCCTTCCAAGCCTCGAACTCGTGGCAGAAATACGCCGCGGTGCAGATCAGGCACACCATCGCCAGCAACCGCGCCCAGCGGAATAGGATCAGGGCAGCGATGATGCCGGAGATGGTGAGGAGGACGGTCATGGTGGGTTTCCTGGATAACGAACCCGCCACGGCTGGCATAAACGGCACAGTTTGTCAATGAGCGGATTTGGGACCGGCAACATCGACGGAGGAGATCAATTCTCCCAGGTTGTCCTGACCGGATCGGCCGGGTCCGCATTGACCCGCATCCTGCTGGCGGAGAACATGGTGCCGGGCGACCAGCCTAGCTATGAGCTGGCGAAGCTGCTCTTCGGATTCCATCCGTTGGGAGCCAAGATGGCCGAGGCGCCGGTCAATATGGCGCAGTCGCAGGAACGCGAGATCACAGTTCCGGTCAGCGGCGAGGAAGAGATCGTCGCGGCCTACAAAACGACCTGGAAGAAACTCGGCGCCGGCGCCGGCGCGGACGCGCTGATCAAGAGCCTCAAGACACAATCCCGCATCTACGGCATCTGCGCCCTGGCAATGGGCGATCGCAACAGGCCTGAGACTACAAACCAGCCGGTTGACTGGGAAAGCCTGAGCGACGCGAAACCTTACTTCAACATTCTCGACCCGCTCAATACAGCCGGTTCGCTGATTCTCGATCAGAACCCGAACTCGCCGGACTTCCAGAAACCAGTTGCGGCGCGGGTTGGCGGGAAGATCTATCACCCCTCGCGGACGTTGATCACGATCAACGAGATGCCGCTGTATATCCAGTGGTCCGATTCTGCGTTCGGCTTCAGTGGCCGCAGCGTCTACCAGCGCGCCCTCTACCCCATGAGGACGTTCCTCCAGAGCCTGATCACGGATTGGCTCGTCACGGTCAAATGCGGCCTACTGATCCACAAGGCAAAGGCACCCGGCCCGGTGCAGAATAACCGCGTGCTGCGGATGTTCGGCTTCAAGCGATCTAGCATCCAGGGCGGCGTCACTGGCCAGGTCCTGACGATCGGCGAAGGCGAGGACATCGTTAGCCTCAACTTCCAGAACCTTGAAGGCCCGGCCAAGTTTGCCCGCGACAACGCGCTGAAGAACACCGCGATGGCAGCGTCGATGCCGGCCAAGATGCTGGAGCAGGAGGAGTTGGTCGGGGGCTTCGGCGAAGGCACCGAGGACTCCAAGCAGATCGCACGGTATGTCGATCGGCTGCGGATCGAGATGAATCCGGAATACGCCTTCTTCGATCGCATCACCCAGCACATCGCCTGGTCGCCGGCATTCTACAATATCATGCAGCGGGCTCATCCCGACGCCTATCGGGGCGTGCCGTACCGCACCGCGTTTCAGGCGTGGCAAAACGCTTTCGTGGCGACGTGGCCGAACCTGCTGGAAGAGCCTGAGAGCGAGAAGATCCAGGTCGAGAAGGTCAGATTCGAGTCCGTCGTGGCGATCATCGAGACAATGGCGCCGATCCTCAAGGCGCCCGGGAGTAGGGCGACGCTTGTCAGTTGGGCCGCAGATGAGATCAGTTCGCGCCGCAAGCTGTTCTCGAATCCGCTGGTGATCGACGAAGAGGAAGAGGCTGAGGCGCAAAAGGAAGCGCAGACGATGGGTGGTATGCCCGGTGAGGACATCGAGGACGAGAAAGAGCCGACCGCACCGCCGTTCTCGGGCCGAACCTGATGGCCCCGAATGACGTCGGCTTCCCAGGCGGCGACCGCCCGTTCAACCAGGTTCTGGCCGAAGCCATCGCCGAACTGTCCGCGGCAGGCTACCAATCGCCCGAGCAGATCGCCCGGTGGCTGCTGGCGCTGCGCCGGTCCGCCGAGGTGATGCTGGGGCCGGACTGGATGGCGGATCGCGAAACCCGCGCGCAGATGGACGGCATCTTCGCCAGACTGATCGAGCGCGGCAAGGTGGCGGATTACGTGCCGGGCGTGACGCGGTTCACGCTGGCGATGGTCCGGCCTCAGTTGCGCGCCGAACTTGACCGCCGCATCGTGGCGGCTGTGGATCTGATTAAGCTGAACCGCGCTGAGGCGGTCGAGAAGACGCTGAGGCGGTTCAACGGCTGGGCCACAGCGATCCCGCCAGGCGGCGATGAGACGGTCAATCGACGCGAGGCGAAAAGTACGATCGGCAAGTCGCTCGCGCAATATCGTTTTGAGAAACGGCGTTGCGAAACGGACCAAGGCCACAAGCTCCTCGCCAACATCTCGGAGATCGTCGCGACCGACGCGGGTGCGATTGCTGGTGTCTGGCATTCGCACGGCGAGCATGACCGCAGCTACAACGCGCGCAAAGAACACTTGGCGCGGGCGGACAAGCTGTTCCTCGTGAGAGATAGCTGGGCGATCGCGAAGGGGTTGGTGAGACGCGGCTCACGGCCCTACATGGACGAGATCACGCGGCCCGGCCAGGAAGTGAGTTGTCGTTGTTGGTACACATGGGTCACGTCGCCGCGCAGGTTGCCCGACGATGTTCTGACCAGGGCCGGCCAGGAATGGATTGCGCAAT